CAGCCATCGTCAAACCAGTTCCGATCTGGTTGAGTACGTTCGCCAGACCGCGCAGATTACTCAGGCTGCTCCTGTGCTTGAAGCAACTTCTGCTGCTGATCCTACCATTGTGACTACTTTTGAAACCCCTAACTACATTAGTACGGTTACTAACAATGTTGGTGGTGGTTACAAACCGGAAGGCACTATGGCTTTCGTCAAAGTAACCGCACCAGTGGAGACCATAGCCGTATGGGTGCCTGTGACAAAACGGGCTATGGCGGACGCGTCACAATTGCGCGGGGTTATCAACCAGGAACTGCGCGATGCTGTGATGGATCAGCTTGAGGTTCAGGTTTTGAGCGGTAACGGCTCTTCGCCGCAGTTGCAAGGGGTTGCTGGCACCACCGGCATTTTGACCCAGGCATTTGGCACTGACATCTTCACCACTGTTCGCAAAGCCATTACCAACCTGGCCGTGAACGGCCATGAGAAACCAACGGGCCTTGTGATGGCTCCAGATGACTGGGAAAGTGTTGATTTGGCGGTTCACGCTGCTGCACCTTACCTGCCCTATCAGATGCTCTTGCACCGCGTTCCTGTGATTGAGAGTTACAACCTCAGCGCTGGTTACGCCTATCTTGGCAACTGGAAAAAGGCTGTGTTGTGGGATCGCCAACAGGCGACCATCTCCATGACCGATAGTCATGCTGATTTCTTTATTCGCAACTTGATCGCCGTGTTGGGTGAACTTCGCGCCGCGTTTGGCGTGATTAAGCCAAAGGCATTTGTCAAAGTTGACACTGCTGCTTAGTTTTAGTTAGTGGGGGGCGGGCAAGGATGAAACCGGGTCCCGCCCCTCGAAAGGAATATTTATGGACACGCTTGATAGATTAGTGATTGTAGAAACCGGCAATGGCCGGGGGATCCAGATGAAGGAAAGCGAAGCCAAAGCGCAGGGGCTGAAGTATGTGCTGAAAGTAAAGGCGTACACGCCCGCTGCCCTTGAGAACAAAATGGTGGAGCCCGAGGAAAACAAAGCCGAACCAGTACAAGCCCCCGTTCCTCCTATGAGAAACATCGTGGCAAACCGAAAACCAAGGTAGGTGACTGATGGGATTTTGCTCAGTATCTGATGTAAGTACCTTTTTGGGCACAACGCTTTTGGCTACTAACGCGCAAGTGCTTCAGGCTATTTCTGAGGCAAGTACCGTTATTCAAAACTACTGCAATCAGAAGATTGAGCAGATCTCAGCGGACGCAATCCTACTTGACGGCGCGGGTTCAGCCAAGTTGTTTTTGCCTGAGTTGCCGGTGACCACGATTACAAGCGTGAAGGTTGATGGCGTGCTTTTAGCCTCTACCGATTACGCGCTTGCGGAAAACGGTGTGCTTTGGCGGAATTTTGGCGTGTGGGCGATTGGGGCTCGCAACGTTGAGGTGACTTACACGCATGGCTACGCTGTGATCCCTGCGGACATCAAGGGGGTTTGTTATCGCTCGGCAGCGCGGTTGTACCAGGCGCAGTTGAAAGCCACGCACCAGGGATTAGTGCCCGGTCTGCAGGCGGTGAGTGTTGGAGATTGGTCTGAGACTTATGAAGGCGACAAGGCTGTGGTTGGGGAATCCGATAAAGGGGTTTCCGCCGCGCGCACTTTGCTCATGAGTGAGAAGGACATCCTCAACTATTACCGTTACAAGAGGCTGTGAGATGGGCAATCAGTTCCCACACACAATGACCTGGTACGCGAAAACCGCTGTGGCGACTGTTTTCACGCGCACGGTAATCAGCGAGGTTATGTGGCAGGCACAGAAAGTGGCCAACACCGCAAAATCGGGGCTGGTGGATTCGGATAAGGCGATTGTGTGGGTGCCGTTCGTTACGCAAAACGGAACCGACCGCTCGTCAAGTCTGAATTTCAAAGCGGGCGACTACCTGGTGCCAGAATCGGCCGCAGATGTGATGATCGATAGCACGTTCACGCCAACCAGCTTGCTCGCCAAATACCCGAATGCTGTACAGGTAAGGACCGTTGACCGGAAGAATTATGGACCGCTCAGCATGCACCACGTTCAACTGGGGGGCAAGTAAGATGGCAACACGCTATGTTAACCAACCGCAGCGCAAGGTGATTAAAACCCGAAATGGCGATGTGGTCCTGGATTGGGATCCCACTTTCGCAAGTCGATGGAACACGCGTTATAACCGTGCCCAACGATATGTAGACGCGCAAGTGCTGTATCGGTCTGAGGACTTTTTGCCAGTGGACACCGGCGCGTTGATTTTGTCCGGCCGGCGCAATACTCGGATTGGCTCGGGTGAGGTGGTTTGGAAAACATCGTATGCGAGACCAATCTATTACGGCCGCCGGGCAAAGGGCAGGACTGGGAAGAAGGTCAGCAAAGGCTTCAGATGGTTCGCCCGCATGAAAAAGGTGAGCGGCCAGCAAATTGTGCGCAAAGGTACACAGATAGCTGGAGGCGGTGAAAATGGCTGACACAATCATTGAGTCTCTGCGTAATTTCATTGCGACCTGCCCGCTTTTTGCGCAGCAAGGTTACCTGTTAAACGTCAACTGGGTCGACCCGACCGCTAAAAGTTATGGGATTTTTCCGCTGCCAGGTGATAAGGTGATTGATCCTTACCTAAACCGCGGCGGCATGTGTGAATACCCGTTCGCTATTCAAGTGAACGAATCCAACTCGGATGACATTGCTCGTTTGGAAACACAAGGGTTTTTCGAGAAATTAGGCGACTGGCTGGATACACAGGATGACCTCGAAAATTACCCGACACTGAGCAGCAATCTCAAAGCGTTTGAAATTGAGACCTTGGGGCAAGGCTACCTTATTGACCAGGGTGAATCTAATGTGAGCACCTATGAGGTGCCTTGCAAACTAACTTACGAAAGGAAGTAACAAAATGGCTGTAAAGAGATCAAAACTCCAGCACTTTATGAACACCACGCCGGCTGCTGCGGCGACCTACAACTTGATGAACCTGGGGATCACGAACCTCGGTATCAGCAAGAACCCCACCTATCTTGAGGAAGGGTACATCGCCGATGATGTCGGTACTAAAGAACTTGAGAGCCTCGCTCCTGAGTTCGGGTTTGAGATCAACGTCGACGCGACCGATCCGGTATCTGTCTATTTGACCGAGTTGGAGTGGTTGGACAAAACCATGACCGATGTCCAGACCGACATTGTGAGTGTTCAGCTCTGGAAAACACCGACTGGCACTGCGCCCGCGTTGGCTTATCCCGCCAAGAAAACTCTTGTTTCAATCGGGGTTGAGACCATCGGTGACGAAGCGCTGAAGACGTTGAAACATTCCGTCAAAGCTGGTGTTCGCGGTGATGCAGTGTTTGGTACGTTTATTCCAAGCACCAAGGCTTTCACCCCCACTGCTTAACTGCATTATCGGGGGCCGCTCAATGAAAGGGTAGCCCCTGAAAAGCAACCGATCTGAAAGGCCTGGTAATGGAATCACTTAATATCAAGACTGATAGTCAGCGAACGCTTTGTCTCAACGACGATGAAGCCAGGTGGATCTCCTTCGATACTGAGGACCTGAATTTCTATGGGCGGCTGAAGGTACTTTATCAATCGCTTGACGTAAAGCAGAAGGAATACGAAGCGAAAGAGAAAGAAGTCCGTGGGATCGAAGGGAATGATGCCAATGGAGTTTCTCTGGCTGCGTTAGCTTTAATTGACGTTCAGTCTGAGTTCGCTAAGTTTGTGACGGAAGGTTTAGATGCGATATTCGGTGAAGGTACATGCTATCGCCTGTTTGGGAACAATTTCAATCCTGCATCTTACGGCGAGCTGATCAAAGGTATTCTGACGCGTGTTTCACGCGATCGGGAAAAGAAGCTGAGTGACGCCTTGAAAAAGAAACCAGGCAAGAAGGTAATGCACTAGCATGCAAAGTTATTTGATTGAGCAATTTCCTGACGCGATAGAAGTCGACGGTGAGGTTTTGTCCGTGAACTCAGACTTTCGCGTGGGACTGCAGATAATGGAAGACTTCGAGAACCCTGAGTTTGATCAGGACGAACAAGCCTATCTGATGCTCAATCGACTTTACAAGGACCTGCCAGAAGGCAGGGGTGCCGAGTTCTACCAGGAAGCGCGGCAAAAGGCGACCAAGTTTCTCAATGCCGGCAACGAGACCCCCCCAGATACTGAGGGCAAGCCGCGGCTGTATTCTTTCGACAAGGACGCGCGATTGATCTATTCTGCATTCTCTCAGACGCATGGAGT